CTTGAATGTCACAGATGTTGGCACCGTTGCAGGGCCGATCAAACCGATATAGTTCGTTCCTCCTCCCGTAGCGCGGAATCGAATCGCAGGAATGAAAGTCTTGATTCCCGAGAGAATCGTCTGGTCGTGCGTGTCATCAAGCAAGATGAACGCCACGGCAATCGTAGCCACAACTAGAATCGAGATGATCGCGTTTCGGAGTGCTGTTTTCATGGTATGTAAATTAGCTCCGGGTAGCCATAGGTTGCCGTGTCAACATAGAACTGATGGCTGTTGTCCCAGGGCAACACGTCCGCGAAAGGGATCTGATCGTAGTTAGCCATGCCATTGTTGATGTAGAAGCTCCATCCATCATTCAGCAAGATACCTCCAGTTGCGGGGCCAGAGGCAGCATTGACCGTAACATAGTCTGAAAAGAGAACCTCATAGATATCCGTCGGAGTCGCGCGGTCATAGAGCAAAAACACCCCACCAATCGGTGCGTAAATCGCCACATCGCCTGGCTCTGGTCGGAAACCTTTCGTCGTCCCAATGAGTCCATCGCAGTCTAGCCAGCCCCCGGGCGTCTCCGGATCCAAGTCCGGCGCGAACCCAATGAACGTGACCATCGCTTCCCGCGCATCACTCACCTAGAACCTCGTTGCCTTCAACGTTCCGGTTGACTGCTTCTGAACGCTTTCAACCAACAAGTTCGCAAATGCATCTTCTTCAAGTAGCTTGTCACCCTTCGCAGCGTCATAGTCCTTTGTGACACCGACGTTGAGAAGCCACTTTGCCCTGTTGCGCACCATCGACTCGGCAACGGTAGTCCAGAAGTTTGATGTTAAGAGCGTCGGCGGAAATGGAATCCGTGCTTGCATGACGAACTCAAAAACGTACCCATCCGCGTCAGGCGCCGGCCACGTCATGATTTCGCCATTGCCTGTGTCGGTATTGTAGAAAGCGTACTTGAACGGCTGGCCTTGCTCTGGCACAGTGTACTGCGTCTTGTAGTCCAGAATCGTCTGAATCGACTCGTCACGCAACGGATAGCGTTGACCACGCACAATCAGGTTAAGCTCAGTAATCGCAATTAGCGTGTCTGGCACCGCGTACGTGTCCACACCCTGTGACGTCACAATGCTTCTGTCAAAAGCATCATTCGCAAAGAGATGCTCACGCTGGTAATGAATCACCGCGCCTAAGATCGCGTTGTAAATGTTCGCCTGTCCAGGCGCAACACCTTGCAAGTCATCCGTCTTGATCTCGTCCGCGATGCGGTCAAGCATGTCTTGAAGTGTTCGCGTGTCAGGCATGTTTCGTCCAGTTTTGCTACAAAGTGAAGTTGCCGGCCTGCGCCAGACCTGCTCTCATCACCGTCGCTAGATCTCCACTGCGTGGAGCTGCAGCAGCTGCTTCCATTGGCTGCGCTGGCGCTGGCGCAGCTTGCGCGTCTCCCTGAAGCTGTGGAAGGAGTTGATTCAAGCTGTCATCCACACCTGAACCTAAAGTGTTGAGCAAGATGGCGAAGGCTTGCACCTTATACGCTTCTGGGTTCGAACTGTAACCCGGCATCTGCGGCGCCAGCATTTCTGCCATCCTCATCGCCGCCGAGCGGTCAACCGCGGAGAAACTGTTCATCTTCTCCTCTGAGATGTTGTAAACGTTCTTATCCGCGCGATTGAAGTCCGGCAACTTGAGCTGCTTGAACGCCTGTTGGAGGCCTGAGCGAAACTGCGTGCCTTTCGTGGGCTCGTGGTAGAGTCCAGGCAGGTGCACACCAAGTCCGCGCATGATGAGTCCAACCGGACCCATGGTGTCTAGCATCAAGCCTTCCGCGCCACCCTGGGCTTTGAATGCCGCTTTGGGCGATCTACTTCCTGTTACGACGTCCCAAAAGCCTTTAGCGCCAGCTGGCTCAGCTGCATAGTCAAGCGTGCGTCCAAGGCCGCGTACTTGAGGCGAGCCCGAGCCCTCAAGATGCTGTCCAACTAATCCAAGCGCCCTGGCCGCGCCATAGAACTGTCCAACCACAGGCAAAGACGATAGTACAACGTCAGTCGCTGCACGAGCTGACTGACCCACCTTCTCCTTTGTTGACAGGTTCGGATCCGTTGCGATTTTGTAAATCCCATAACCTGCGCCTGCGTAGCCACCTAACTTCCCCAAGTTTCCAAGTGCCGATGGCAACGTCGGTCCGCCGAGATATCCTGAGAGATTGGACGCAGAACTCAACGTGTTCACTCCAGCGATTCCTCGGCCGACCGGCGATTGACCAGGTGCGAGCAAACCATACCCGCTTCCTGCCAAGCCCACCGTAGATCCAAGCCTGCCCTGAAGAAGCGCCAACTGCCGCTGCTGCTCTGGCGTTAAGGCTTGTTGGTTAAAACCTGACACTCGCTAGTTGCCCTCCAGCTTTTTGCACTTTGCAAAAAGGATCAAGGGAGCAGGCTCCCCTAGAGCCAATCTCGCCTGCTCCCCTGCGCCCGCGGCCTAAGAGTACGTGCCGCCCATCATCGGCATCTTCTTGCTGCCCTTCTTCTTGACCTTCTTCGCTTTCTTCTTTGCTGCCAACTAATACCTTCCTTTCCGCCCGTGGGCTCCTGGCGGACCGTAAGGGTTCGCAGGCACTGTGCAACCTTCGTTCCCTTCCGGTCCGCGTTCGAACCGCGCGGTTGAGCTACGGTGTGAATTGATTGACCTTGTTGGGAACTCGCCTCTGTCTGCTTCGCGCGTGTCACCTTGATCGGGTGATGTCAGCTTGCCGTAGACGAGACCTTGTCCCATGTAGCTCCGTTTCCGCGCGGCCATGTTAGTAGTTCTCCTCGCTCGATGCCGGCTTGCCACCGTGAGAGCTGTCTCCCTGACGCGGGTTCGGCCCGTAAGGATTGGGCTTGTTGCCCTTGTCGAAGCCGCGGCCACCACCCTTCACCTCGCCAGCGCCCATCTTGCCGGTTTGGTTGCCAGTCTTGCTGATAGCTCCATCGAAGCTGTCTGTCTCTTTGCTCGCCATTTGACTCCTCCTTTCTTAGAGATATTGCACATCGGTGCAGAACTTGACGACGTACACGAACGTTCCTGTCGTCGCTGGTGTTCCGCTTGGCGCGGCCTGGACGAGAAGCTGGAGCGTGTCCGCCGCGGTGATGAGGCCCAGACCTGCGATCGTGCCGTTGGTCGCCGCGACGACGACAGCCGGCCACGTGATGACGCCGGCAGCCTGTCCGATGGTCGCCTGCGTGATGATCTTCGTCGTGGCGGTCTTGAGCTGTAGGTCGAGAAGCACGCCTGTGCTCGAGTCGAGATCCGGCACGGAGATGTACACGCTCGTGAGGAACGAGTTTGCAGGCAGCTGACACAGATCGATCGTGTCGTTGATGATCAGTGCTGCCGCAAGCACGTACTTGCCAGCGATGGTGTTCTCTCGAATCGACTGCATCGCCGGGATTCCAGCGGCAGCCGCAGTTCCTTTGAGTGCTGTTGCCATTTACGTCTCTCTCCTTTCTGCCCGCTTAGTGCGCGGCGGCGTAGGTCGCGACGGTGATCGCGCCGAAGTCTGTGGAGTTGAACTGCGTCTTCTTCGCTCCCCACACGAGGCCAGCGCAGACACCGAGCTTGTTCTCGTAGTCGAAGAGCTCCTCGACCCACTTGAACTGGGTGACGTTGTTGTAGTCGCGGCCGAAGCCCACGACGCCAGACTGCGCGCCGCAGAAGATCCCACGGCGAACGGTCGCGATGGCGAGGCCGGTCGAGGCGTTGATGCCGAGCGGCACGCGCTTGTCCATGTGAAGGATCGTGTTGTTGTACATGCCGAGCGCACCGGTGAAGATCGGGTTCTTGTTCCCGTTCCCGCCAGTCAGCGCGGCCTTCTGGATGTCGTACCACTGTGCGGTGTTGGTGTTCTTCCGCATGTCGGTGACGACGTAGGGGTGGATGAACATCACCCAGTACTCGTCGCCAGCCGCTTTGACCGGTCTGAGTCCAGGCGAGATGGTCCGTGCACGCTCGACAGCGGTGTCGATGAGCGCGAGGTCGAATGTGTGGCCGGAGTTGAGGGACTGCTCGTTCGCTTGCGCGCCAGCGATGAGGTGGTGATCGCTGTCCGGCCCGAGGGTAGCCTGCATGCCGGTGTATGCAGTGTCGCTCTGTGCGGTGTTGCCACCGATCTGATTGAACAGCGCGGTGTCGATGCGGTCTGCCCACCAGTCCACGAGGCCGCTCTTGGCTTCCTCGCGAACGTCGAACGTCACGCGCTGTTCGGACATCTTGCCGCCCGAACGTACCGCGTTCCGTTGCTGGTCGATGATCAGCGAGTCGCTGTAAGTGACCAGCTGCTCCTCTTGATCCTGCTGAGTGTTGTCGCCGGTAGTGCCACGCCCGGACAGCTGCATGCGAAGACCGAAGGTGACCTTGTCACCTGCCGTCTTCGACATCTCGTCTTTGATCTGAAACAGCGATCCCGGCGTCTCACCGATGAACTTCGCGGCGATGCACTCTTGGAGCACCTCCACGAAGAGCTTCTTTGACCAGAGCTTCACGGCAAGTGCGTGATTCACTCCGTAACTTGTATCTGCCATTTTGGCCTATGCCTCCGTCAACGAAGGAAAAGGCCCTCTTAACGCCGAGGACAAAGGCGAAACCCACGGCAACGTCCGTGGTCAACGGCCAGAGCTTTTGTCGAAGGCTGGCCCTTCGCAACCCAGTTCGCCGGGTTGACCCGCGACAGCTCGCCCTTTGCGGTAGGCGACCCCGTCGAGCGCATGTGCGCCCCGCCCGTTTCTGGACGGCGACTCCATTGAAGTTTTTTTGAAGTTCTTGCACTACTTCCCCATCAGCGCCGCGACCGCGTCTGGCTGCTCCGCCATCAGTCGCGCAAACTCGTTGGCAGAAGCGTTGAGCAGCCTGTCGAGCGTCAGACCTTCGCTCATGTCCTTGCCAGGCGTGCGGCCCAGCGACCGCGTTGCCGTCTGGCCCCGCCGAATCGCGGCAACCTTGCTCACGTTTCCTGGCGGCGCGACGGCGCGCGTGGCCGGCGTCGGAAGCGGCGCACCGCCCACGCGGTACTTCGCAATCCTGTAAATCGCTTCTGCCGGATTCATGCCGCGCGAAAGCGCTTTCCGAATGATCGGCTCGCTCCACTGGTTGATCATGAACTGCCGCTCGTTGGGGTCATCGTAGCCACCAAGCTGCAAGTCCTGATCAAGCCGCTCGCGGAGCTGGGCTGCGGCTTCGAAGTAGTCCGGTGTCCGTGCTGCAAAGCTTTGCGTCATCGACGCGACGTTCGACAGCACCGCGTTCTGCTGACTACCTTGCTCCGTTTGCGCCAGCCGCGCCTCGAGCTGCTGAATCCTCGTCTCGCGTTGCTGATCGATGTAGTTGCGGTAACCTTCGGGGTCTTCGTTCGGGTCCGGCGGCACCTGCTGCATCGCTGCTTGGCGCTGCTCGTTCACCATCCGCAGGCGTTCGTCAATCCGCGCACGCCACTCACGATGCTGGCGAAGCTCGTCCTCTTGCTGCTGCGCGCGTTGCTCAGCTTGCTGACGCCGCTCACGCTCAGCTTGCAACGCAGGAATCGGCGCACTGCGCGGCGGTTGCCGCCGGGCAGGTTCAAGCTCTTCTGCCGCCAGCGGCGGCTGCTCACCTTCGATCCCCGCAGCTTCGTCAGGAAGCGCCTCGACGGCATCTCCTGTTTCGACCGGCTCGGCAGGTTCCGCGGGTGTGAGATCCGGCTCTGGTTCTGGCGACGTGGCGGGCTCGCCGCCTACCTCACCACGCGAAGCGAAAAAGGCGTTCTCTTCCGCATTCAACGCTGCGAAACCTGGAAGTGGAAGTGGGTCTTTTGTTACCATAACTTGGTTCCTCCTACCAATCTATTCCGTACTTTGTACCTTCTTCGATCGCTTCCATGCAGTCTTGGAACGCATCTTCCGCGTAGTCGAGCTCATAGGCTTTGACAGCTTCGGCGTTTTCGTGGCACTCTCGGATCGCTTCTTCAAGCGTGTCTCCGAGGCCAATAACGCCGCCGATCTGCGCAATGCCAGTCGGCACCACATAGTCAATGTCCTCGAGTCGGCAATGGTTGTGAAGTTTGACAAACCGGCGCACGCCTTTCGGCACGTCAATCGCCAACCAGTTGTCTTTGGCCCAGTCACTCTTGAGGATGAGCTGCGCAGCGTACTTCGCCGCCGGTTTGAGGTCAACCATGTCCCCAGCCGCGCCAGCCCAAATGACGTCTGCCCAGTTCGTAAAAAGCTCGGCGTATGCTTCGCTCGGTGGCGAACCGCAGCGCAGGCAAGGATCCAACAAGAACGGCCGCTTTGACTTGCCGATGCGGAGCTCGAGGCTCAGAAAGCCGCGCGCGTTCGCGCCGCGCAGCAGCGGGGCAACCGCATTGTTGACCTGCTCAATGGCCGTCGGCAACTCATTTCCTTCGTAAACCTTCCCCAGGTAGCCTGCATCTTTGGCTTCATAGCCATAGGAAGCAATCTGAGGAAAGTTTCCGTCAACTGAGAATCCATCAAATCCGACCTCAACACCCGGAATTGACGACTCGACAAGGAATGGATAGGTCTCTTTGGTTGGCCCAAGTGTGTGCCTCATCTCGTCTAACCAAGGCATCGACAACCAAAGATTCTCGAAGTGAAAGCTTTCGAAATCACCTCGGTAAGGCCCGCCTTTGATCCAGACATCCTTGGAGTCTTTCACGTGGTCAATCAACTCGTCGATGCCTTGAAGCCTCGCAAACTCATTGACCGGAAAGTCACGCGCTTTAAGGTAGTTTTTGAGCCACCACCTGTCAAGCTCAAGCATCTCTGCATCACCGTTGCCCCACACGCGGTGCCCTGCTTCACGCAGTCGCTTCTGAGTTCCTGCGCTGTAGATGTCAAGAAAAATAATGATGTCCGCTTCACCCGTGTGCTCATCAAAATCTGTCACACGCTCGATGTTGTCGAGACCTTGGCCGATGCGCGCCCATTTGCTTGTCGGAAACTGTCCACGCCACTCCGAAAAGTAAAGCGTCCGACCAAAACTTTCCGCAAGCTTCTCCGCCATGTGTGTATACAACCCGCTGTCCACGATGAGCGCGGTTTTTTTGGACAGATCTTCCACTACTGCAACACCTCTTGCGCATCAGTAAGCACAACCCAGGCGGTCATCATTGTGCGCAAGTCGACACTTTGCAAACACTTCGGACACTGCAGCAGGCCGGCGACGGGGTCGATGATGTCGTACTCGAAGAGTCCAACTTCGCCACAGCCAGGGCACTCCACGTCCCTCGTCTGCTTGAGGAACAGCTCAAACTTCGCGCCGGCATAGTCGTGCCGTGCTGGGTCAAGCGCAGCTTCTGCGAACTCACGAAACTTCATGACATGCCGCCGCCATCGCCAAGACCAAACATCGCGCTCGTGTCACCGAGCTTAACATCCGGCGTAAGCATCGCCTTGGCGTTTGCGATCTTCTGCGTCTCCATCTGTGTCTGGTCGGTCATTGTCTGGAGGACGACTTGAATCTGCTTGAAGTTTGCTTCGCGGTCGAGCTGTCGTGCCTTCTCTACGTCAAGCATGGCCTTGGCCTTGAGTCCTTCGATCTTCGCTTCGCGCTCGCGCGGGTCGACGAAGCCCTTTGGAGGAATCTGGGCGGCTGCTTGCTGCGCTTGCACCATCCGCTCCTTGAGCTTCGAAACGAGCGATGCGGGCATTGGAGAGTAGTCCAAGAGCTCCGGTGGGAACGCTCCCATCTTGAGCAGAATTGGCGCAATCTGCGTGAGGCCGCCCCAGACCTCCATCTTCACGTTTGGGTTGCGGGGCGACTCGTCGATTATAAGGTCGTACGCCATCGACAGCGGGTCTTTGAGCAACTGCACCGCTTGCGCATTGAAGTCACCTCCGACACGAATCAACCGGCCGTCTGCAATGTACTCACGGATAAGCTCCATCGCTGTCACTGCCTCATCCTTGCGGTAACGAGTGAGAGACATGAACAGGCCGGCCAAGATGGTCATCCCTTGAGCTTGCCGTTGCCGCTGTGACACGCCCGGCACGTTGCCTTCACTAAAGCCAAGCATCTCAACCGAGACACCAGTAACATCCCGCAACGACTCGATTGCGTACTGAATCATTGTCACAATCGCCGCCGGGAACTGTGGAATCGTTTTCTCGCGGATTTTTGGTCCTTTCTCGCCGCTCAGCGCACCGTCCTTGAGCCACGAGATCTTGTCCGGCATTGCCCATTCGTCTTCGAACTTCCGCACGTTCACCACCGCGCCGACCTCAGCCATCAGACCGCCCTTAGCGTTGGCGTTGACGATGTGGAGGCCCTGCGAGAGCCACTTGTTTGCCGCGCGCTGCGGCTCGATCATGTGGCGAACGAGACCAAACCAAACTTTCTTCTTTGCGTCCCAATAGCCAGTCATGCACTTGAGCGTGAAGCCAGTCTGGGCCGCGAGCTTTTTCTTTTCGAGAAGGACGCCGCGTGTGATAAAAGCCTCATAGTACACACGCCGCTTTTGCTTGACGAAGTTGAGCGGAAACTTCTTCTGAAGCCGCAGCTTCTCGATGCGCTCACGGAGAGTTTTGAATTGCGCCTTGTCGTACTCCTTGAGCGGGCCTTCTGGGTCCTGCGGATCCACTACACGATAGACGTCCTCAAGCTCCCACCATTGCTGTTGAATGACCGCCCAGAATCCGCGCGGCCGCCCAGGGATGACAGTCTGGTTGTTCTCTCTGTAGTGCAAGGGCGTGACTGTCTCGATGTTGATGGGAAAATCATCATCGTTGTCGATGGAGTACATCTGGCCACCACCGACGGAAGCCTCCATGAGCTCTTGGCCCTTGTCATCCCAGTGCTCAAGGATGTCTCCGACCTTCCACCAACGCTTCCGGCCACACCACTGCCTATCGTAAAGATTTTGGCCACGCGCCGAGGTGTCCCACCAAGCCTCCATCCCGTCCCAGCGCTCAAGTTGGTACCGCCCGTCCAGGTCAATCTCGTAGTCGAGCGTCTGTTCTGTCCAAGCCATCCCACGCACGACGAGGTCTTTGAACGCGATGCTTCGCTCATCATCTGCCGAACAAAGATCGTTCGCCCAGGTGAAAGCATCCGTACCGAGGTCGGCCACAGCACTCTTTTGACCAAGCTCCGGGTGCCGCGGCACAAAGCGCACCTCAGCGCGGTTGGCGATTTCGGTTCCAGAAACCACTTCAACGATCGGGTGAATCCGGTTGAACGTGATTGCCGGCCGATTTTGCTCCCGCAGAATCTCCAGGTCTTCGTTGTCCCACTGATGCGCGGCACGGAAGCGATCGCACACCTCGGCGTCCTCGCGCCAGTCAAGGACTCCCTGCTTCGACGCCTTCATCCGATCATACATCATGTTGACAGTGTCGTTGTCCGAAAGCTTTGACGGCTTCTTCTCTGCCAACGACACATTGGCCGAGGTGTCCCCGCTGCTGTCCTGACCAGCGAGAGCTTTGATGTCTGAGATTGAATCAGCCATTTGGTGGGAAGCTTCTGCTTACGCGGGCGGATTGGTCGTCGTCGTCGAGTTGTCACACGGCGGAATCGTAACCGCTTGGCCCGTCGAGGTGTCAAGCACACTCGTCCCACCCGTTGCCGCCGACGCGCACGACCCGGTCACGACATTCCCACCACTGGTGATGCAGGTTTGCGTACCGTCACCGTTGTTGAGACATGTCAAGTTGATGTTGTTCGGTGTGGGGCCACCACAGCCAAGCAAGCCTAAAAGAAGTGCTACCCCTAGAAAACCTTTGTACACAGTTCGCCTCCTTCAGTGGCTCTTGCCCGGTGGCACAAGCGGCACTACCGTCGCCGGCTGAATCCTAGTTGTCTTCATCGCGATGAGTTTCGTCGCAAGATCCGCAGCTTGAGCCAAGACTGCACGGAGAACGTCAGGTCCGTAGTTGAACCCTCGAACCACAACCTCGCCGACAACCTCTTCGTGACCTGCGGTGTCTTCAGCAAGCACGTGAATGTACACAGCCCAGCGCGTGTTGTCCGCGCTTTCTGCAACGATTCGCCCAAGCCCACGTAGTTTGAGTTGACTTTCTGCCATGCTACATCGCCCAAGCTGAGCCGCGCCGGCGGGTGTGTCCTCGCATGTAGCGTGGCTCACGCGCGCCAAGTGGCTTGTAGTCTTCGTCTTCGAGCTCTGGCCATGTCACCGAGAACTTCGGTGAAATGATCCAAGCAAGCGCATCAAGACGGTCTTCATGCTTCACCGCTGGGTAACGGACGAACTCTTGCTCCATGAACTCCTTGACAAGGTCGTGTTGCCGGCCTTCATGGTCCGCACGCCAGAGCTCTTGAGGCAACCAAATCCGATGGTTCCGAAAGAGTGGCTGGAGCGCTTCGATGCGAATCCGTTTCGGTACCGTCCCGCCAACCTTCGTGATCGTGAAGTGGTAGTTCTCTGTGTCCATCTTGGACTTCAAGTGCTCGATGTCACTCTGCATGCCAGTCTGTTCGTAGCCTACAGAAGCTGGCCGATGCTTGCGGTGAAGCTTGAACACCATGTTGATCCGTTCTTGCACCGAGAGGCGATCGTGAACCATGTCGAGAACGTAGTAATTACTGTCCGCAGCAAGTCCCACGACCCACATGGCGGTCATGTCGGAGTTCTTATTTTTGCTGTTCGCAGGGTCAACAAGAAGGTACTTATTCATCCCACGACCGGTGCTTGGTGAGTCCTTGAAGAACTCCAGCCATTCTCGGAGGAAGAGATAGCCGCCACCGATCGTGGGACGCTGTTGGTAAAGCGCCTCCCACAAGCGCGCTTCCATGCCATCACGAGTCGTCTCGAGGACGCTGAGCGGAAACTTCTCTGGCCAAAGCGGCTCTCCTTCGACGCGCCCGAGCTCGTCGGTTTCAGCCTCAGCAATGGCGGGCAAGGAGATGGTCCGCCAGTTCTCACTCTTGTGGTTGTCAAGAACCCAACCTGGCAGGTCGTCGACGTGCCAACGAGTCGTCACGATGACGACCGCACCGCCAGGCATGAGCCGCGTGCGCGCGACGGCTTGGTACCAGTTGTGAAGCTGCGCACGAACAACCTCGCTCGACGCCTCGAGGTCGTCCTTGAGTGGGTCGTCAATGAGCAAAACGTGCGCGCCGCGGCCGGTGATTGGTCCGCCTCGACCGACAGCATAGTACGTCCCGCCTTTGCCTTTGATGGTGAAGCGGTGAGCGGACGCGCTGTCGTCCGAAAGGATGCATTCAGGAAAGATTTCTTTGTGCTGTGGCGAGTCGATGTAGTTGCGGACCTGGCGGCCGAAGTCGACAGCAAGGTCCTCACCATAGGTCGTCGAGATGAAGTAGTGATCAGGATGCTTCCCCATGTACCACGCGGGGAAGAGCTGTGAGCAAGTGAGAGACTTTCCGTTGCGCGGCGGCATCGAGATGATGAGGCGTTTGCAAATACCTGCTTCAACGTCTTGAAGCGCGGAAGTAACTAACCTGATGTGACGCGGCGTTTCGAAGCTCGGCCACTGCACAACGCAGTACATCGCGAACTCTTCGCGTGCAAAGGCCTTGAGGACGTCTGTCGTGCGGAGACCGCTCACTCAGCGCCTCCATAAAGCATGTTCGTGAGCTGGGCACGTCGCGTGCCTGCCGCACGAATCGCTGCAGGATCAAAACTGATCGGCTGCGTGTTCTCGTCTTCAAGTAGCTTTTGCAAACGCTCCTCGCGTGAAAGGCCGCGATTGCGAGAGCTGCTTTCATCTTTGCCGAGCGATTCAACGTACCTGTCGACCGCCGCGGCAGAGGCGCCGCCGCCTGCCAACTTCGCCTTGCCGCGCGTGTAAAGCTGGTTGAGTTGCTCCTCAAGCGGCAAGGGCGCAGAGGTTTCTGCTCCCGCGCTGGCCTTGAGATCGTCTAGAATCTGAAACGCCTCGCGTGCTTCAACTTGGTACGACTTCATCGTGTTCTTGCCGGCTGTGCCACGCAAGACGTCCATGGAAACGTAGTCATCAGGCTTCGCGAACTCTGTCAACAACTTCCGCGCGTTGGCAATCGCCTGTGGCTGCTCAGCCGCGAACTCAAGTCCAAAGGCATCCGTCCCTGTCGTGAAGCGTACCGCACCATGCTCTATCGGATCCACATTGTATGGCACAAGCTTTTTGTTCTTCAAAAGCTGTTCGATCTGGAAGTGCTCATCATAACCTACACTCGCGGCCATGCGACCGTCAGACAAAATGTAACCACGTGGAGACATGTTGAAAACCTCACGTGGCAGGTCCTCTAGTGCCTTGAACATACCAATCTTAGGCGTTAGCATCTTCGCCGCACCAGGAATCTTTTGGCCGATTTTCCAGCCAGCCTCGCCAAGGTTTCCAAGTCCGACTGCCGCGCTCAAGCCACGCTTCGCACCCCCCAACGCCATGAGCGGGTCGGCGAGCTCGAGGGCAGTTCCAACGCCCGCGGCCGCAGCAGGCGCGCGGTTGATGAGCTCAGGAAGTTGCTTTTGGACGACGCCTTGGCCCGACAAGACCTTCGATGGATCAAGGACCTGTCCAAGAGCGTCGCCGTAGGAGTTGCCTGCCGCGTGTTGGAGCACTGCCTGCCGTGGTACGTCCAGCCCTCGCATCAGAACACCGAGCGCGGAAAGGAAGTCCGGCCCAATGTTCTGAACGAGGTTTGGGTCAACAGCTGTTGATGGTGATTCCAGCGTCAGCTCCGTTCACGTCCACCCAAAAAGGC